ATAGCTTCGGCCCATGCCCGAAGGTGCTCTTTCGCCGGACGAAGGCCCCGCAGGTGGGGCGCAGCAACATCGGCATGCGTGTTTTGAAAGAACCCACCGGTGTGCGCTGATCCACCCACCTGGGCCGCGTTGTTTGCGGCGATGGATGGAGTATGCAATATGCATAACTCATTGGTCAAGCAATTTGCATAACTCTCGGGCAATTTGTTTTCAGCTTCGGCGGGAAGCCAAAAAAAAGCCCACCTCAAGGGGTGGGCAAAGGGCACTGCGAAGTGTTGGGTTCAGAACGGCGCGGGCGATCTCACGACTTGCACGGGCCCGAGGCCTGAGTAGATGAGTTCGCCAGAGCCTGTGGCGCGCACCTCCCACCAGTCCGGGCTGACTTCCTTGAGCGCATAGGCATCTGGCGCCAGGGGCAGGGCGCGTTCTTCGGGAGAGCCGAACCAGGCGGGCAGGCGTAACAGGGTGGGGTGGTCAGCAAGGTGGTTCATCAGCAATCCAGCGGTGCAAATGGGTCTTCGTCGTCGTGGTCGCCCTCTGGCCCGAACCCGGTGGCGCTGATGACGCGTACACGAGACAGCAGGGGCAGGGCATCTGCAGGGTTCAGTGCACAGAGCCAGGACTGGTTCACGCGCCTGGTGCTGGCCTTCGTGTTGGTACGCCCGACACGCTCGTGGCCTGTGAAGTGCATCACGCCGTCCACGCGGGCCAGGCGGGCGTAGTGCAGCGGCAGGATCAGATCCTTCCCCCCGCGCCGGTCGAGAAGATGGGCTTCCATCCTGGGGCCGTAGCTATCAATTGGAGAGCGCTTGAACTCCAGCCAGCCGTGCGCGGGCACCTGCTGGCTGAGGTCGGGACCTGCCAGGCGGTGGCCGTTGGAGCGCATGCGGAAGATATGGCAAAACACTGGTTAAATTTACAGTATTTTGAGTGCCCGAGGAATAGGTAGGATGACCCAATGTGCAACCGCTACGAGGCCCCGCCGCGCTCCCAGATTGAGCTGGAATGGGCCGCGCGCCAGGTGGTGGAGCAGGACTGGGACAAGGTGCTGTTCCCCCGTGGGCGGGGTGCTTTCATCCGCCGGGCCCGCGATGACATCGGGTACAGCCGGGAGCTGGTGGCTGGGCAGTGGGGCCTGATACCCTGGTTCGCCAAGGAGGCGAAGCTCCCGTACCAGACGAACAACGCCCGATCAGAGGAACTGGCGGCCAAGGCCAGCTTCAAGATGCCCTGGGCGCGCGGTCAGCGCTGCATCATCCCGGCCGAAACGTTCGATGAACCGTACTGGGGGCCCTACGATGCCCAGTTCAAGAAATGCGAGTGGTGGCGGTTCCGCCGCGCTGATGGCCGCCCCTGGGGCCTAGCCGGGCTGTGGAACACCTGGACCGACAAGGCGACAGGCGAGGTGCACGAGAGCTACACGATGCTGACCATCAACGCCGATGGCCACCCGCTGATGGGGCGCATGCACAAGAATGAACTCGACGCAAAGACCAAGGAGCCGCTGCCGCTTGAGGATCAGGACAAGCGCAGCGTGATCCCTATCGAGCTGGCGGACGTTGACGCCTGGTTGGCGGGCACACAGCAGGAGGCGGCGGGGCTACTGCAGGTGCCTGCGGTTGAGCTGTTCAACGCTGGGCCTGCATGAAAAAGCCACCCGGAGGTGGCTGGTGAGAGTCTGCGGAGACGACTCGCTTAAAAGCGACTTTCAGCGGGAAAAGACACTTTCAAGGGAGGAAAAAAGCTTTTCCTTTTCCTCTGCAGATAGGTCTTCATCCATCCCTACAAAGGGAGCAGCTGCTGATATTTGGCCCGCCTGGATCTTGTTAAGAACTTCGTGGATAGACGTGTCTTCGGCTGCTGCGACATCCACTGGCACAGCTTCAGTCTTCCCGTCTAGATACATGACTTTCCCCTTCCTCAGGAACTCCAGCCGATAGTCTGCGTATGGACCATCGATACCGAGAGTTCCGGTCTTTGTTTCGTAGTCGAAGTGTCTGACAGCGCCGCCGGTAAGAGGGTCGGACAACTTCGCTTTTTCTACAGCGGCAATAGCGTTCCGACAATTGGGCCAGTAGTCCATGGCGTACTTTGCGCCAGTGCCTGCGAACGTAGCTTCACTATTTATAGCATTGTGATTCAGCTGGGTCAGGATTTCACCTGTTCTTGCATCCAGCAGTAGCATCGCAATGCCCTTGGTTTGCAACTTCCGAAATGAGTAACTCCCGCTGTAGCTGGCTACGCAGATAGCGAGTTTCCAATCATTCATGATGTCAGCGTACCCTGCAAACATCGCAATGTGATCAGGTGTGCTCACTATCTTTTGATAGTCTACGTCGTCTACAAAGATGATCTTTGGCCGTGCCGTGTTTCTCAAGTCTACTGACCAGCGGGAGTCTACCGCCAGTCGGTGATTTAGCAGGTCGTGAATATTGGTTGTCATCGTGCTATGCCTATTGGAGCACGAATGTAAGCAGAAGTGAGAAAGTTTGCTACTGTTTTTGAACCAATTTCAGACCAGCAGCCTTGCTCCGACGCATTGTGCACACGCGTGCACTGACATTAGTGCACCTTCCGCCACTCCCAAGGTGCTACAGCCTCCTGGCTCCAAAGTCCTCGCCCCTCGGCTTTGGCCGTAGATTCCAGCATTTTGAGATCCGTACGGCCAACCGCGTACTTGGTGTAGACCCAGGCCATGCCCGCGCGCACCTGCCTTGTGGCCACGTCCTGCCCCTGACACTCCACATCCGCTACGGTGCGGTCGTACTTGTCGGTTGTCCTGGGGGTGATCGTCGCGCGCTGCTGGAAGCACAGGGCCGCCAGGTGCTGGCGAGATACCTGGCCGAAGGCCTGGCGCTTCTCAGGCGCGTCAATGGCGCTGATGCGGACGGTGATCTGCTGGTAGGCCCCGGGCTCACCGCAGCGGGTCTTGATCGTGTCACCGTCGGTGATGGCGATGACCAGGCAGAGGAGGGTGATCATTTACAGGTGGCGGCCTGGCATGCACAGCCGCATCCATGGGGGCGGTGGCAGTGGCACTCTCCGGTTTTCCTGTTGAAATGGCAGCCGCAGACATTCAGGCCGCCACCGTGTTGAAGCTCCGTGCAGAAGGGTGAAAGCCAGTCGGCCGAAGCGCTGATGTTCAGGCCAAGAAGACCGATGATCAGGAGCTTGGGCAGGCGGCTCATCTCACAACTTCCGCCCATTCCAGCACCACACCACCCGGCCCAGGATGTCGATACGGTGGTCACCGTTGAGCACGTCCACCGTCTTCACCGTGGCGTTGTCGCTGCTGATCTCCACAACCCCATCCATGCGCTGGCGCACGCGCTTGATGTAAACGCGGTCGTTGGCGGCCATGACGTAGACGCCGTCGATGATTTTGGGATCTTTGATACCCGTGTCCACCAAAAGAATGTCTCCGTCCTCAAAGGTCGGGCTCATGCTGTCGCCGTAGGCGTGGATGAACCGAAGCGCGTTCAGGTTGGTCGGCTGCAGGCGCCTGGCCACCCATTGCTCGGATAGGGCGATCTGCCCCACCAGGATGTCGTCGTGCTGAATGTCCGTGCCAGGTCCCATGCTGCCCGCATTGGCCAGTAGAGGCACTTGCACAACTGCTTGCCCAGGCTGTGGCGCTGGGCTTATTCCCGAGGCGACTACGGTGGGAGCCTGCCCATCATGGGGGTAAGCAGTGTCCAGCGGAAGGTCAAACCAACCAATCGGCTTGTTGTAAGTCTGTTCCAGCTTGGTGGCGAGCGTGTCACCCAAGCCACGAGCGCCGCTCACCATCGCACTGAAATGCGATTTAGGTGTTCCTGTCTCACGGGCTACCTGAGCCGCTCCCCCGAACTCCTGCAGCAGCAGGTCCAGGCGCTGGCGGCGGCGTCTCTTTCGCGGCGACTCGGATTCGTTCATTCGTGAAGCGTAAGCGAGTTGCATAACTCTTTGGTATGCACTATGCTTCGAGAAAAGTTGCGCACTATGCATACCTCAATGAAGCTCCGAACCTACCTTGACACCCTTCCTCGTGGCGGCGTGTCCGATTTTGCAGGCCGTGTCGGCGTCTCGCCGGTCTATCTGTCCCAGCTGGCGGCAGAACAGGATGACCGTGTCCCCAGCCCAGCGTTGTGCGTCGTCATAGAGCGCGAGTCGCAACGTGTCGTCACTCGCCGTGTGCTGCGCCCGACTGATTGGCATCTGATCTGGCCCGAACTGGTCGAGATACACGCAGCTGCCGCAGCCAAGGAGGCCGCATAAATGGCCGCCCCCTTGAGCCGTAAAGAGCAGGCCATCGCGGACCAGATCCGCGCTCTCCTGGCCCAGCTCTCCCCCGATGGTGCGACCCGCGTTCTCGCGGACGTGGAGGAACACCTCGATTCCGATGACGACCAGGGCCCGGCATTCAGCCGTGGCATTGCTGGCCCCCTGGGCAAGCTGGAACACCCGCTCAAAACGAAGGTGGACGAGCACACCCATGCTCTGTTCCTGCAGCAGTGCGCCATGCAGAAAACCGACGCATCGAACGAGCTGCGCAATTGCGTCTACGCCCTTGTTCACGGCAAGAGCTACGACCAGATGGTGATTGAGAAATTGAGCCATGCCGTGCAGCGTACCGAGGCGCTGACAAAGCTCATAGGGTCTTTTGGGGACCCCGAATCGGGGGCGCGCTGATGAGCCTCTGGAACCGCTCCAAGCCCTTGAACCAACCGCCTGGCTTCCGCCGCGTAGGCCACACCAACACCCACTCTGCATTGGCTGACACGCCAGAGCACCATGCGGCCCGCGCGCTGCAGGCTGCCCAGCATGGGCGGGAGTTGGCTGTGAGCCGCCAGGGCGGCCGCCGTGCCGTCGTGCGGGAGTAGGCATGGCCATGACACCAACACTCCCGTGGTTCCGTGCGTACACCAAGATGGTGGACGACGAGAAATTGCGCCTGCTGGCATTTGAAGACCGCTGGCACTTCATTGCAATCCTGTGCCTCAAGGGGCAGGGCGTGCTTGATGCAAACGACCCCCTCATGATGCGCAAGGCCGCCGTGAAGATGGGCCTTGATCTGCGCAGCCTGGAAGAGGTCGCGCGGCGCCTTGCCGAGGTGGGCCTGATCGAGCAGGCCACGCTGCAGCCCATCAAGTGGGAAAGCCTGCAGCAGCGCAGCGACGCCGACCCCACTGCAACCGAGCGGAAGCAACGCCAGCGCCAGCGCGAGCGTGAAGCCGCTGAGGCCTTGAAGAAGGCCAACGGTGAGGCACGCGCTGCTGGCCACGGCGAAGACGCCAACACCCCCGATCAAACCTGCGTCACAACAGAGTCACGCGTGACGGCCACGGATGCGTCACGCGTGACGGGTCACGAAGTCACGCGTACAGATATAGATAAAGAAGGAGATACAGATAAAGAAGATCTGTTAACTACTCCATCTTCTGTTGGTGCCCAAAACTCGGAAGCTGCGCCTGCGGCTTCGCCTGCCGAGCCCACTGCCCCCGAGGGCAAGAGCCGCAATGGCAAGCGCCTGCCGGAGGACTGGAAGCTCCCGAAGAAGTGGGGCGACTGGGCCCTGCGGGAGTTCCCGGCCCTGTCGGATACCGAGGTGCGCGTCCAGGCCGCCATGTTTGCCGACTACTGGCACGCCAAGCCTGGCAAGGACGCTCGCAAGCTGGACTGGGAAGCCGTGTGGCGCAACTGGATTCGCCGCTACGTGGACAAGCGCCCCCGTGGCGCCAGCGGCAGCCGCACAACCGACCCCGACACCCCCACCGAAACCTTCGCACAGCGCGCCGCGCGGCAGCGCATGGCCGAGGTCGCGCCCGGCGTAGCCCGCAAGGCCCCTGGCGCCGACAGCGGCTTTGAGGCTGCTCAGCGTTTCATGGCCGGTGGGCCTGTCATCGACGTATCGGCGCGCGAGGACGCGCCCCGCATTGAAGGAGCCGCAGCATGACCAACCCTGATTTCATGGTCGTCATCGACGCCATTTTCGACAAGCTGGCCGTGCGCTACGGCGCCGAGTGGCTGCGCCAGTGGGATGGCGTTGACATGGCTTTCGTCAAAGCAGACTGGGCCGAGGAACTGAGTGGCTACGCCCAGAACCTGGAGCCTTTGCGTTACGCGCTGCGTCACCTGCCTGAGCGCTGCCCGAACGTGGGCCAGCTCAAGAAGATCGCCAACCTGTGCCCGCCGCCCGTGTTCAAGGCGCTGCCCGCCCCGAAGGCCAATGAGGCGGTTGTGTCCGAGCAGATGGCAAAGCAGCTGGCGCTCAAGCAGGCGCTGGCGCCCAAGGCCGATGAGAAGGGCTGGGCGCGCACGTTGGTCCGCCGCAGCGAAGCTGGAGAAAAGATCCGGCCCCACAGCCTGCTTTGCGCACGTCAGGCCCTGGGCCTGGAAGGGCGGACAGCATGGCAGTGAGCAACTTCATGCAGGAGGCCAACGCCATTGCCGCCACGCTGCGCGGCAAGGCGAAGCCGCCGGGACTCCGCGCGCCAGACGGCAAGCCCACGCCCCGCAACCTGGACGTGTTGGCCTATGCGCGCGAGTTCTTCGCAGAGAACGACCAGCTCCCGACGATCAAGTGCATCCGCGACCACTTTGGGTGGACTTCGGATAACGCAGCCGACGCCCATGTGCAGGCCCTGATTCGCCACGGAAAGCTGGAGCGCAATGTGTTGGGCAAGCTGCGCTTTGCCCGCGAGAAGGGCGGTGTGCAGTGAGAACGCTGGAAGAGATCAAGGGCCGCTGCGTCATCACCGATGACGGCCACTGGCTGTGGCGTGGGGCATTGCGCCACGACGGGCGCCCCAACATCTACGCGCCGGACTACACCCGTGCAGATGGAGGCATGTGCACTCAGTGCGGCATGCGCGCGGTATGGCATTGCGTCAACGGGAAGGCCGTGCCGGAGGGCTATCGCGTGTTTGGTACTTGCGATGAGCTTGCCTGCTGCAACCCGGCGCACATCAAGTGCACCAGCGTGGCGGACTATGGCGCCTGGCTGCAGCGCACCGGCAAGCGCAAGGGCCAGACTGCTCGCATTCTTGCGAACCGAGCGATAGGGCGCCAGCGGGCACTGCTGACGCCGGAGCAGATCCTCTATGTGCAGACGAGCAAGAAGACAGGAGTTGCGCTGGCCGTCGAACTGGGGGTGAGCACTTCGGTGTTGAGCAAGTACCGCCGTGGTGAATCCATCGCGGTGCGCGCTGACCGTGGGCTGTTCTCCGGCTTGATTACAGGGGGCCGGACATGAGCCTGATCCTTGGCATGGACCCCGGCGCCAGCACGGGCCTGGCGCATTTCCTCGACGGCAAGCTGGTGCACCTGGACACCATCACGCCCGTGCAGATCGAGCGCACGATCCGCGAGACGATGCCCGCACGTGTGGTCTTCGAGGATTCCCGCCTGGAGACACGCGCCTGGAATGCACGCAGCAAGGGCGCCTACGGTGCAGCCCTGGCCACCGCCCGCAGCCTGGGCCAGGTCGATGCATGGTGCAGCCTCATCACGGCGGTTTGCGCCGAGCTGGGCATTCCAGCCCACGGCATCAGCCCTACGGCGAAGGGCCCGAAGCGGGGCGCCGAGAACTTCGCCATCTACACGGGCTGGACCGGGCGCTGCAACCAGCACGAGCGCGATGCGGCCATGGTGGCGTGGCAATACCGGAGCGCCCGATGAAGTGCGCTTTCTGCAATCGCCCCATGCTGGCCGCCGCTGTGTTTGTCGGCGCCATGCCCATCGGCCCCACCTGCGCGCGCAAGGCTGGCCTGCTGGAACTGGCACGCAAAAAGGCGGGCGTGCTGCGCCTGGGGCGGCCGAACACTGCGCCGCGCCGCCCCGACCCCCAGACGCTGGACCTTTTCGCGGAGGTGGACCATGAGTGACGAGTTCACCGTCATCGAGGCCATCGACCACATGCGGGAACTCATTGATGCAGAGCTGCGCGCGCCCCGAAAGCCCTTCGTTCTGGTCATCCCGCAGCACCTCGCCGTG